GCATTATTTCCATTTGCACCTATATTAAACAAAGTTGCAGCACCATTAGTGTTTGTCCCATTATCATCCGATTCAGCATACAAACTCCCCTGAGCCTGATTATACCAACTACTAAAGTTAGTCCCAGTCATTGACGCAGCATCAGCAGCACGAGTTACGGTTGAGGCAACTGTTGGTATATACGATGTTGCAAATGATCCTGCTTCAAGTTGTGCGCCCCAGATGCCTATACTATCGCCAGCAGTAACTATTTGAAACCCAACTTGTTGATTAGCTGTTGTGGCAGTAAATGTATAGCGAGTAACTGTTGATGTTATTGTTTGTGCTATCCAAGTTGCACCGTTATCAAGCGTGTAATTAATTACACCTGTACCTGATATTCTTTTTAGCCAAACTGAAAACGTGCGAGCCAATGAAGTGCCTACAGCTGCTGTTGATATAACTGTTGCATTAGCGGCAGAAGCAGTAAATTGAATTCCCACTTGTGTACTATCTGGAGCAACAAAAGCAGCTGCTGTTCTTGTGATATTTGTATCCGCCCAGTTATTTTGTGAGCCTCCCGATGTTGCAAAAGAGCTAGAAAAATTTAATAAATTAGTCCTAGCTTCTTCAATCAACAACCCCAAGCTATTACGAGTTATTGGATCGCAATCAAACCTTGCTACGTTAGCAGGTGCTGTCATTAGCTGAGGGATGTAGTTGGTGATAGCTGCGGTGGTTGTAGGTGTGTAGGCTGTAACTGAAGAGCGTTGTTCAAGTTGTGCTCCCCAAAGATAAACACCTGAAGTGCCATCGCCTGCATATACAGCAGTGCCAGCTGAAGACTCCACATAAACCCGAACTGCGTTTCCAGCAGTACTTATGGTTTTAGTCAAAGTACATCTATACCAACCGTTGCCAACAGAAACTATTGATGTTGTTGGTGATCCCGACGTTGTTCCTACAGTTCCCGCACTAATATCATAACCTGCGTATGTAGAAGAACCTGATAATTCTATTTCAATATAGTTGTATCCATTAGGTTTAGCAAAAAATGAAACTGTGTAAGTTGTTCCGACAGATAAGGTTACAAGTTGTGAAATATAATGCGCACCATTAGTTGTTGTAGGAACAATATTATTAGCGGTGCTTGTTCCATCAGGAGCTGTACTAGCATTTAGAGTCATTGTTGTATTTAATGGACCCCACTGTCCCGCAATATTTTGATATTGTTGAGAGTATACAAATAAATTCTGTTCAGCCATCGCAGTAGTCTGCCCATCATAATAAGCAGCTGTGCTGTTTCTAACGAAAGTGATGCGAGGGTCTAGTAGTTTAGTGTTGGCAAAGTCTAAGTTGAGTGAGGGTTGGATTGTTGGGTATACGCCTCCACCACCACCAGATACTGAGGTTTCAGCAGGATAGGTTACAAATACATCTTTAGTGCCAGCTGGGAAACTAACTAAGGCTCCAGCATTTGACGAAGCTAAAACTGTGGTACGAGAAAGTGCCGGGGGGGCAGAAACATATGTACCAATACCAACTTCCCAGTTAGTACCAGCTTGATCTGAAATAGTATAGTAACAAGTATTACCATTACCCACTATGGCAAAGGATTGATAGCCAGCAGCTGCACCTAATAAAGTTGCAGTTCCGGTTCCGACTATAGTAGTTGTTTCGCGGACGCGATCATTAAGTGCGAGTGCCATATAAAATCCTTAAGCTGCAGTTGCAGTATAGGTTACAGAAAGCGTATCGCCTGAAGATACGGTTTTAACGCCTGCTGGAAAGTCACCTACAGAAAATAAAGTACCCGTTGTATTATCAATAGCAGATGTGCCCCCCACGTTTATAAAACAACCAGCAACTGTACCTGCACCTGTCATAGCAAATACTTGTACTACTGTAGGTCCAATAGTACCCGCCGATGCAGTCCCCCAAGTTGGAGTTTTACGAGGAGCTGTATATGTAGGTGCATTAGTTGCGCCCACTTCTAACCATGCGCCGTGAGATGCTTGTGTATCACCTACAGCCGCAGCGCCAACGCCTTTAAGCCCCATGTATGAGATACCTTGTGCGGTATTAGTTAGAGCGCCTGTGATTGTTAGGTTTTTACCAACAGTGGTTACTAGGTTCTCAATAGTATCTTCCCATTTAAGGACACCATCAGCATCATGGCAAACCACATGATAGCTACCATGCATTTCCATGCCTTCTTTATGGGCTGCACCACGTTCAACAGTAGCCGAGCAAGTGTCTCCAGATTGTACTAATTCTTTATTCATAATAAATTCCTTAAGATATTCGTATAACAGCAGTTGAGGCTGTCGCGGGTGGAAAAGTTACTGTAAATGTACCTAATGCAGTTTTGTCTGAACCAAAGTCTAAAACAGCTACAGCAGCATTAGTTGTATCATTATATATCAAAGCGCCACGACATAGGAAACTAGATGCTAACCATGATACATTGTCAAACGATACATATGCTGTAGAACCTGAACTAGCTGGAGCTATTGGCGTTAATATTTCTCCCCCTGCTGTATAACCTGCTCCTACAACTTCATTTAAAGATGTATATTCCAAAGTACTTGCAGTAAGTTCAGCGTTAGCCGTATATAAAGCTATCTTATAAACCTGAGTCGTACCCGTAGCAAAGTTCTCTAAGCCACTTAATAGGTTCTGTTTGAATATTGTAGTTTGCCCTTGAACTATCATAAGCTGCTATAAGGTAGTTTAGTTTGATTGTTTCTATACGAGTCGCCTCTCTCCATCCCATCTCCAAGACGTTTCAACTGTGCTAAGGCTTCTTGATACTTTTGTTCGTAATAACCAACCATATCCGCTTCACCTTTCATAAAGATCATAGCCTCACGCATAGCGCCGTAGAACAACACAGGATCGTAGTTATCACCTAACCAGCTAGTACCTGTAGAGTTGTTTATAGCAGCTACGGTGATAGAAAATGAAGCTCCTGTTCCACCAAGATATATATTAGAGGTCGTGAGTAGATTGCCCGCTATATAAGAAGACCCTGCGTTACTTAAAGTTACTTGAGTAACAATACCTCCAACAACTAAAATAGTAGCTGTTGCTCCCGTGCCAGAACCGCCTGATAAAGGTACATTTGTATAAGTGCCACTAGTGTATCCTGCTCCACCAACAAGAGTATTAAGGACGGAAATAGCCCCCTGCACTATAGACTCAGGCATATAGTAATAATGTAATTCTACAGTATAGTTATCATCAGGTGTTGGAACTAACATTAATGAAAGCTCTGTAGGATAAGTTAACTGTGGACCAAATATCGCGTAATACTTAGGTAGGCCTGTAGCACTTGGATTAGGATAGGCCTCACGAATAAAGCTCACATCCTTATCAATAAGGTAATTATACGAACCTGAAGCATTGATTGCCGCAAGTGAGTACACAGCCATAAAGTCATCAGGGCAAGACAGATAGGGATTGCTTGTAGTTACATTGCCCGTTACGTTCTTTCTAAGTACTGGAATTTGTACAGAGTTATATATACGTAGCTCTGCCTCTTGCACAAACAAGGGAATATTAGAGACAAACAGTTGCTCAGTATTCTCAGAATACGCTTGTATAGCTTGAACTAACGCAGCATAATTCATTGTTTATGCCATCGGACCACGAGCTTGAGTGCCTTTTGTAGCAGCACCTGTGCCTCGTATTTTAATACCAGTAGTCTTTACATCTTTTACAGGAGTTCCTGCACTAGGTACATCAGGTACTTTTACTGGTTTAATTTGTGGATATTTGTCAGATAAAATGCTCATATTAATCTCTATGTTGTAGTTACTGAACTAACTTGCCCTATTGCAACTAAGGCATTAGGGGTTAAAACTGCGTCAAACTGTGAAGCTCCACCTACGGGTGCCCAGCCCCATTCGAATATCCTAGACCCACCAGAAGGTAGGTTGTTTATGTCTAGCCCAGATACTTGATAGCTTGTATCTCTACGTGGATTACGTAAAGCCTGTGGATCACTAATTGGGTACATACCTAACTGCAACTGAGGCTGATCCGGCTCCCAACAAGTTGGGCAAACTAAAATATTAGTTATCTTAGTTTTTATAGTTAATGGTCTTAATTTTTTAAGTAAGTACTCCATGCCACAGCGATCACAACAACTCAACGCTATGCGACCAAGTGCATACTTAGAACTCATAACATATCCTCTTTATGCTCAGGGTATCTGCGTATATATTCATCTTTCCACCCCTCCCCATAATTACGTTTCATATTAGAAATTCTAGCGGCCCGTTGTCTATTTTTAATCTGTTCTGGGGTGCATTTGTATCCTTTGCTATATGCATTACCTTTTCTAGCATTAACTGATCGTTCCCTATACTCAGGATCCGCCCATAATTTAGCAGTTCTTATTGAGCGTAGTTCTCGTTCTTCTTTAGTATAAGCTAAACCAACATCCTTATTAAAATGTGTATTTTCTGTAGGGTTTAAGCCTTTAATACATAGTTTTTCATACCAACTTAAGTTTTCTTTAGAGCATATTAATAACACCTTTACTGAAAACCCCTCACTACCCATTATATTATATGTGTCTTTAAAACCTAAATACGTAGATATTTTTTTATCCGCCAACATACTACTAAAATGCTGGATTATTCTAACGCGTATGTGTGTA